TAACCACAGTAACTCCACAAGTTAGCGGTGGTAAACAGATGCAAGATACCATCAAAGGTATGTGGGATGACTTCCATGATGAAAGCTATCTTGAGAAGCTACGTGCAGAATGGGTAAACCCCAACTCAGGTTTGGCTAACCGCCTAGCCAGTATGGATACCTATGACCAAAAAGGTCAGTTACGTGCAGACCTATTGCGAAATGCATACGCTCAAGTCACCAACGTCATTCATAATATCCTCCAAGGCGGTCTACCTATGCTCCATAGGGACGGCACAATCGGTACTAAATTAGATGCGCAAAATGCGTTAGCCAATAGCCGTATTATCGCCAAACAATTGGATGGTGCGGTGGCTGGATATACTGGTATGGAACTCGTAGGCGAGGTGGCTCGTATCAAGCGTGGTGAAGAGATCATGCAAGAAGATGCCGCCTATAACGCAGTACAGCCTAATCCTAAGAAGCATCGCAATAGAGAGCTAGAAGTCACTCAAGACCATATTAGATGGGCTAATCAACAGCTACAGAATCATCCCGTAATTAAAGATGTATTTGCTATTTGGAAGACCAATAATACCGCCCTGATTGACTTGTGGGAAAAGCTTGGTATGTTAACCAAGGATATGGCTGATGCATTTAGAAAGAAGAAATTCTATGTATCTCTAGCAATGTCAGATGCTGACCTAGAAGATATGAAGGCGGACACACTAAGCTTTGTATCTAGCGGTACTAAATCTGTTGCTAAATTGCACAAGTTAAAAGGCTCTACCAAGATCACCAATATTTGGGAAAACGTAGAGAAGCAAACCGCCTCGATGATTGCGGCAGCTTATCAGAATAATGTACGTAAAATTTCAACAGAGCAATTGAACTTCTTTGATAACGCACATATCGCCACGATTGTTAATCCAAAAACTGGTCAGCTTGTTGCTAATCCAAAGAACAAAGACATCAACTTACGCTATAAAGACTACACCAATCCATATGCAGACAAGGATGGAGTAGTACACGTTATCGTTAAGAATAAGAATGACCTAGCCGCTTTTGAATCGTTCCACTATGAGTTAACTCCAATCATGAAGTTATTCTCAGGCGCTAACCGATTCCTCCGTGCTGGTGCTTTGTTAAACCCAATGTTCTGGATCCGTCAGCTTATCAAAGATCCAATCCACGCAACAATGGTTACCAATAGCGGTATCGTTACTCCACTACATTCTATGGGTCGATTTGTTGACATCCTTAGAAAAGATTCTGAGAGCGCTAGAATACTTGCCGCTCGTGGTGTGATCGGTCAAATGGATACCACTCTTGATCTGCATAGCTATCTCAAAGAAGCTGGCATGGAACTTGCAGACAGATCTAAGTTTGGCGAAATGATGCACCGTTTACACGCTATTCACGAAGCTTCTGACGCTGCGACCCGGGTAGCAATTTTTGACGACCAGAAAGCAAAAGCTCTGGCACGTGGTTTAAACGAAGAACAAGCGACTGATTACGCTGTGATGAAAGCCCGTGAGTCTATTAACTTTAATATTCACGGTAACGGTAAGCTGTTAAATCAATTGCGCCATATGGTTCCGTTCCTTTCCGCTTCTATTAATAGCTTGGATACACTCTATCGTGCCTTCACAGGCAAAGGCTTGGGCGCTGAAGAGCGGGAAGAGGCTAAACGATTATTTATTAATCGTGCAGCGATGATGTTCTTTATGTGCTCTGTCTACGCAATGATGATGAGCCAAGACGATGACTACAAGAAGCTACCTTCTTATGTTAGAGACAACAACTGGTTAATTAAGAATCCTACTGGCGAAGGCTTTATCAAAGTGCCTACACCGTTTGAGGTTGGATTCCTATTCAAAACTATCCCAGAGGGATTGGTAAATACCCTAGCTGGTAACCAAACTGGTCATCAGATGTTGCAAGCATACGGTGATGGATTGATGCAAAACTTACCGGGCAGCGGTGTGTATGTTCCACAGTTGTTTAAACCTGTATTGGAAAACGTAACCAATCACTCGTTTTTTACTGGCAACACCATTGAGAGTGCGGGCGACCAACATCTACCAGTCGAAATGCGTGGACGTAATGCCAGCGAACTATCTAAAGCTTTAAGTCAAATGGGCTTGGGCAAGGCAGGTCTATCGCCAGCTAAGATTGATAATCTCTTCCAAGGTTATTTTGCTGAACTGGGAACATTGGGTGTGGCAATAGCAGATAAGAGTTTGTACTTTGCTGAAGGTAAAACTCCTCCAGATGTTAACCTTGCTAAACAACCTTTCTTCAAGTCTTTCCTAACAGATCCTAATTCTGATCGGGCAGTAGCAGACTTCTATAGCCTAGAGCAAAACGCTAATGAAGTAGCGCAAGCAGTATCGCAGTTAAAAGCACAAGGCAAACCCGAAGAACTTAAAGAGTTTTTATCTGACAAAGAAAACATGATGAAGAATCAAGCCGCACCTCAATTACGTAGAATTGGCACAAATATGACCGCCATACGTAAACAGATTGCAATGATTCAAGATAATCAGCAAATGTCCCCTGAGCAACGCAGAGATATGATTAACAAGCTTACCCAGCAATACAATCGGATTGCGGAACAGGGCGTAAAATTTGCTTCGGCTTACGGATTATCTTTATAGGGTTGTTTGAACTCTGTTTTGCCTGTGGTTTCAAAGATGTCGTTGCACATTTGGAGAAGGGTCTCCTCAGATATGCCGTGCTTCCGTTCAAATCCTTTGCGTCCAAGTCCGTGAATGCCCGAATTTCCACGGTGGTGTTCGGGACAGAGTGGGATAACAGGCGCAAGGCTTCGCTTACCACCTCTGCGAATATGGTGTATTTCTGCGGGCGACCCCTCGTAGCCGTTGTGCCAGCACAATATACATCCCAAGTCGGATAAAGATGAATATAGTTGTTTTTCATGTTTGTTCATATTGATGGATTCTCTCGCCTATCCAGCGCATAACTGGTACTGCCATTGAGTTGCCAATAGCTTTATACCTAATGCCATCGGGAGATTCCATTTTACCTCTCCAAGGTATGTTGGTGTAGTTATCAGGAAAGCCCTGTAAACGCTCGCATTCAATCGGTGTCAACCTTCTAACGTTTAAACCGTTAAATACTGCGTGTTTGTCTCCTCGTGTTAATGTCGGGCTAGGATCTCCTACCCTTCCAATACCCAAACCATTACCCGAACCATCTGCATTTCTTGTGACACCACCGCCTTTGTATCGGGTGGCTTTATCATTGATTGGTATTACAAGAGTTTCGGATCCTCCTCCGAGATCTCCTCCGCTGGCACGGACAGTCCCCACTCCCTCACCGTAGCTTCCAAAACTGCTTGGAGTAAAGGCGGGAGTATCTTCTTCCTTCTTTCTGCCCTTCGAAGTATCCCCTGACAAGCAAGCGGGGACAAAGAGTACCGAGGCGGGAGGTCTCCAGTTTCCAAGATATCCGACAACAAAGACACGTCTTCTCCGTTGTGGGGTTCCTCTGAAGTACTGAGCGTCAAGCACCCTGTACGCCCACCCATACCCGCATTCTGCCACCGCCCCAAGAAAGGAACCAAAATCCCTTCCTCTGTTTGAACTGAGGACACCGCTGACGTTTTCCCAGATGAACCATCGTGGTTTAAACTTATCAAGAATTCCAACATAGGTAAGAGCAAGGTTACCTCTTGGGTCGTCAAGTCCCTTACGAAGTCCCGCCACGCTAAATGATTGGCAGGGAGTTCCTCCGACCAAAAGTCCAATTGATTCAAGATTCCATTCCTTATATTTAGTCATATCCCCAAGATTGGGAATGTCAGGGTAATGATGTGCCAAAACTTGGCTTGGGAAGGGGTCTATTTCGCTGTATGCGACCGCCTTCCACCCTAGGTGATGCCAACCTACCGTAGCGGCTTCAATCCCGCTACAGACGCTCAAATAGTTCATGCAACCTTTTGGTATACCTGAGCCGTAACCCTTAAAACATACTCAATATCACGGATACTCAATTGCCCCATTAACTGTAGTATTTTTACAACAGCTACATCGTTATCCAACGGAGTTGGTTTTACTAAAGCCTCGCCTATCATTTGTCATGCTCCTGTTTAAGTTTGCGTATTTCCTCTACTTCGATCAACTTCTCTGCGTAATGAATAACCTTTTTAAGGTCTTCTATCCCGCCCTTTCTGCGCCATCTAGTGGTGTACTTAATAATGTTTCCCTCTAGATAGCCCAATCCGTTTGCAATGATGTAATCCCAAGGCTGAATAGAATTGTCAGCGTAATGCGATCCCGCTACTTGATATTCATTTGCTTTCATTTCTCTTGTGCCTTTCTATTTAACCAACCAAAAACAAAACCAATCCAAAAAGAAATAAAACTAATTAAACCTACAAGTTGTCCGTCAGTCATTTCTCTTGTGCCTTTCTTTGCCATTTGGTAGCCAATATATACCAAGCCTCTTGTAGTATTTCCTCATCTGTTAGTGTCTTTGATTTCAACGCCTCAATTTCAGCTTGTTGCTGGCGTACAAAGTCTGCATATTGCTGAAATGGTTTGCCTTTTCCATCGCCCTGTATCCAATAAATGTTTTCCAATTCATCAGCTATTTGTTTTGCATTCATTTCTCTTGTGCCTTACTAAACTTATTTAAAAAATCAACCATATCTTTTTCTGTTTTAAAACCTATGGTATTCCAATCTAATATGTATCCGTTATAAGGTTTAACGGCATCATCTTGTCTTTGTCCTCTTGTTTGGAGTTCAAAATTTATCCATTCTGGGGAAAATCTATCAATAAAGTTTCCAGTAATTTTTATCATTTCTCTTGCGCCTTTCTTAGTATTGCTCTAGCAAACGCAATGTTTTGTTCACCTGTGTCTGTTTCCATTCCACACCAAATTTCAATTATTTCATCATCTGTTAGTGTCTTTTCAGCTTCTTGCGTAAAGTCAGATAACCTTTGTAGTGCGGCTTCCTTTTTCAACGCCTCTATTTCAGCTACTTGGTTATCAATCAGTTCTTTTACCTTTGGTAGCATGGTGTGTACCACCGCCAATTGTGTAACTATTCCTGAGTTTGCTAATTCATTTGGGTTCATTTCTCTTGTGCCTTTTCTAATAATTCGTCAAGCATCATATTTCCTAAGTTTTCGTAACTTTTTATTTTGTTTTTCAACGCCTCGATTTCAGCTTGTTGCTGGCGTAGCATGGTGGCGGCTTTGTCAAATAGTTTGTAATCCGTTGAGTAATACGGTTCTGTTTCCTGAAGTGCATCAGCTAGTTCATTTGCGTTCATATTTCCTCCGGATCGTAGCCTTTTGATTTAAGCCAGTTGTCGATGAGTTCATGTGCCTCGTCTTCTAACTCTTCGGGTACACGACGCTCCACATAGGTGTAGTCAATTGACTCTGAGAGTGCTTTCATCCTTGGGTAAAGTTCAAGGTTCATGTCACCAATATCAAACTTCACAGCATCTCCTTCACGCTTTGGTTGTGCATTAAATATGCTGTCCCAGTTATTCTCAAACTGCTCCTTTGGTACGCTAAGTGAACGTCGCTTGTCGCCTTTGCCGCCGTCTCTACTCATCTAATTCTCCCACCATCTTTTTAACTGTATTCCAATCTGTTTTTTGTTCCAGACTATTTTTATGATCCCCAAACCAAAACCCGGTGAGTATCCTATTAGTTTCTTTCATGCTTTGCCACTCATGCACTCGATACTTATACAGCTTAGTCCAGGGCATGTGATGTGATTGTAATCGGATCCACCATACATATATTTTGGTCTTCATACTATCTCCTAAACTGTGGCACGACTGGTCGTCTGCCAAATTTTAAACGAAGCTTAATTGACTGTATGCTGCCGATGCGTTTATTGCGCCAGCCTTGATGCGCACGACGAGTCATTTGCATCTTGGTTCGTTGCTTTTGGAGCAACTTTAATTGCCTATTACGCAACACACGACGCTTACCCACTCTACCAAAGATGGTAGTGAAGTGGGTTCGTGGTGCTATCTTGCGAAAGTTAAACTGTCTCTCGGCCATGGTACTTGTTTAATAACTTCTCAGCCAATTCAAGGGAACGCTCAACAGCTGTGTCGTCCCATGTTTTGTCCTTGATATCAAACTTCCAATCGCCTGCGCAGATGCCTGCAAGGATTTGTGTTGCAATTTCTAATTGGTTCATTGCTTTATTCCTATTCCATGTGCTTGCTCAATGGATCTACCAATTGCTAAATGAATATCCTGGAGTGATACATACCCAGTGGTCATCGCTTCAGCCATCACATCAAACATAGCGTCATTAGCAAGCACAATAATTTCCTCATCGCTGAGGGGTTGTCTATTTATCATCAATGATAATTGTTTTCTTTGGTTTAGATGGTGGGGTTTTACTTAACGCACTATGCAAGTGTGGCATCACATCATTAAGCATCATCTTAGCCATTGCTGCAGCCTTTTCTTGATGCTCAATTTCTTGTTGAGCGCTTGTCATCTTTGCTTTACGCTCTACTTCTTTAATGATGTTATTGCTTATGCCAGCACTTTTAAGCAGTTGTTTGAGATTCATTATTGATTGCCTCAATTTGTGGAGCACATTGATTTTGAATTGCCGCAATAATATTTGCCAACAAAACCACTGGAGTTTGGTTTGGCATATTGAGCGCATTAATAATGCCATTGATATCCTTAACACTAAATTGCAGTGTCATGATCTTATCGTCCAAAGGATCTACTGGAGTTGCTTGCACATCTACTGTATCAGTCATTTTTTATTGCCTTTCTTTTTAGTTAAAATTTCAAATAATTTATCGTCATCGGTAATTGGGATTGCCTCGCCAATTTTTGCAAAATGACCTTTTTTAAGCATTACTTCAAAGCCATCCCATAAACGCTGAAAATTCATTTCAGTGACATACTTGATTCCTTCTAATCGATTAGCCAATTCATCTTCACTAAAAGCGCCTTGTGGACGATCTAAATGTTGGCGAACCAATTCATCAATCATTTCGACAACACCCCACGCTTTCATGATATCTTGCTCTAATTCAAAGCGGTCATATTCGCTAAATAATTTCATTTCTTTTTCTTCGCTTTCTTTAAAGCACCTTCCCAATCAAAAGTAAAGTATCTGCCAACTTCTTCTAACGCTGGTACTAGCTTTTCCCAAGACTCAACATCGTCTTTATGGAAAGTACCAGGTTCGGCTTTTTCTCTCTTTAGATCTTCTT